ATATTTAATTTTATCTTTGCGCCATGAAGATAGCCCTTGATACATTGAAAGGCTACGTTGACCGTAGCTCACTAGTGTAGATGTATGGGGGGTATCTTTTTTTGCACCTTTAGATTGCAGAACAAAACTACAATTCGAAAAAATTATTTATCAATCTTTTTCATTTCCTTTGCTGTCATTTTAAGAGCTTTTTTAATTATAGGCAATTCTTTTTCTTGTGGCAACTGTTCAGGTTTGCGCCCAGTATTTTGTTCTACTATATTTCGGACTTGTCTTCCAACAGTATAGTGTGTTTGTTCTAAATTAGCTTGTCCAGATATTTGTTTACTCTTTATAAGCTCTTCGGTTTGGGTAACACGGAATAGATTGGCAGCAAGTTCGGTACGGCTCATTCTGTCAAATAGCTTTCCTTTTTTAACGCCACGTTTCTTTTCAAGCTTCCACGATTCCATATTATACATACCCAGATAACCTGCATTTTGAAACTTTGCATAATCAGTAACATTTGCGGCTTTTGCTGTTGAAGCGAGAGATTTGTTTCCATCTGCAAGTTCTTCACGTATTAGCACGCGGTCTATTTCCTGATTGTTTTCAATGTATAATTCAAATTTTCGTGTTTGCTGTGCGAAATAAGCTTGCGCCAATGCTACTTCTGGCTTCTTTGGATCGCCATTCATAGCAGCAAGATAACACGCAAAACGTGTAAGTTTGAAGTCTTGGAACTCAACACCATTATTATTGCGTTTCACAGCTATTATATTTTCATAATGAGGAATGTTGAGCGAAACAAAAGCCTTTGTCGCGCGGTCAAGAACTTTACAAAATGCTTTCATATCATTATATCCAAGCATAACCATTACTTCTGAGGCCCACCAATAAACGATGCCGTTTTGGTTTTTAAAGTCTTCAAAAGAAAGAATCGCATTGTTGTTTTCTTGTTCCATTTCCATCTATAATTTAAAATTCGGCTCAAAGATAGAATAAAGTATTTGTTATTCCAATAATATCATATAATTAAGATATATAATTTTATTGGATTTATGTATATAATTTCACGACTATTTTGTAAAAACGGTAATTCCAACAAGTCAAAGAACGCTTCTGTTCGATTATTATTTTTCCATTCCCTTTCTGCAATGTTCACATAAGAACTTTTTGGCTACAGGGAACATCTTTTGACCGACATATCCACTGAGATATTGCGCTTCCTCTCCATAAGGATCAATCCCGAAAGCCTTGGAGATATGCCGGCACAAATGACCTTTTTCGTGGTCCCACGAATTTTGAAACTCTTCGGGGGTAGAGGTTAGTGAGATAACCATTACTGTCTCTCTTCTCCTGTAGTCCGAATAGGTTAGACCGGTATTCATTCTGCCTTCGGTCAGATTGCGATACGCACGCTTGAGGGAATCCCCCCTGCATCCTATACGGTATAGGTCCATAATGATCCGATCCGCCCAATAGGTGTGTACCGCATAATACACTTTGACGTGCCAGTCTCCATATTTCGGTATGTAGAACTCCTGAATAATCATATCACATCCGACCAGATTACAGGAATCCCTTTACCTATACAGGTGGCAAAGAACTCGTCAAACGCCCTGCAAGGATCGCCATCAATATCATCAAGGTAGCATTTTATATGCTTGCATAAGTGAGCCTCGTCAACCAATGATTTTTTATAGAAATCCGCTTTCAGCATGTTTGCGACATAAGCAACGTCATAACCCTTGTCGTGCTCAATGGTAATTCCGTTCGCTTTCAGCATATCGTCCACTTCATCTTTGCTCCACGGCTCCAGCTTTTTCTCTTTGCCCGTGGCTTCGTCTTTCACCTTCATTTTTGAAACGGCCCATTCATAAAGTTTCTTGCTGAAATGAAAGCCGTATGCTTCCAGATATTCCCTCATGCCCGATGGAAATCTGCTGTATGTATCCAATCTCTGTTCCATAACCTTTATTTAAAAAGAGGGGCATTCCACCCCTCCACCATTAATAAAACTCACCGTTAGCGCGTCTGCGTCTGCGTTCGCCCATGTCATCCATACGCGGATATTCAGGAAAGTATCCGGGGTATCTGCGTTCATCCATGCCGGATGAGCTTCCACCACCTGAATAACTTCTTCCGCCATCACGGGAACCCATTTCTCCGCGCATTTCTCTCATGGCTTTTTCGTAACCTTTGCGGCAGCCTTCCTTATAGGCTTCCTCCACCTCGTCACCTCTCATACCGAAGCCGCGTCCGTAATCGTCACGCCCTTCTTCTAATATTTCCCACATTCCCATAATCATTTCTTTGTTTTGGATGTTTCAACCACTCCGAGCTGTTCCATGAGCCGTTTGTTCAAATCCATAAGGTCAGACATATTCTTGCTCATTTCCGCCATTTGCCCTTTCAGAGAGGATATTTCCTGCTCCTGACGTTGTTTCTCGGCAAATTCAGGGTTCAAGAGCGTAAGCATCTTGTCACACCCTGCAATGACGGAATTGTGGAAGTCCATGCTGTTGATGATATCTATGCTTTTCTGTTTCATAGAAGCGACCTCGTTATTCATAGCATCACGCGAGCATGACACTACGATATTCCCGTTCTGTCCGAAGTCGGCTATATCCATGCCGGCAGGAAGATTTTGGAATGTCGTGTTCTGCCCGTTGATGCAGACAACAACATCCACAACCATTTCCATTTGGGGCAACTGTCCCATAGGGGATGCCATAGGATATTTCGGCTTGGGAGCGGAAACGCTGACCACCGGGCCGTATTCGATAAACGGGTTAGCATCCTTATGAAGTATATACAATTGGTTATTGGTACGAAGTGATTGAAACATGATTGTTTAATTTTAAGGAGTGTGGTTATTCCCATTTTGGGAACCACCACAAAACTCCATGTTAATTATTACTTGCTCCGTAAAGAAGCGGTTTCTACTGTAGGAGCCGGAGCCGTTGTCGGTCTGTACCCTCCATTAACAAGATACAATTCGTTGGTGTACTTGTTATAATGAATCTCATAGATGCCGGTTCCAGCCAAGTTTGCAACAGTCACAGGCTCATTGTTATAAGCCATCAACGGTCTTGTGTCCCCATTAGTTCCTATCAATATCGGAAGTGTAGCAGTCGTACCGGCAGGTATAGCTTGTCGGAGACTGATATAGAATCCCCCAACATAATCCCTGTTACGGAACGCATGGTTAGGGAGTTCAAGAGTAACATTCTCCGTACCGACTGTCACAGCCACCGTAGGAAGAGTATTGAAGTTTGCTCTTCCGATTGATGGGAATGGGAATCCTGTAAAAAAGTTAGGCCACATATCTACCTCCTTTCTTACCGGATTAACCCCAGTAGTTGTTGCAACCACATCCACTACGTCCGTATACAGCGTCACCCATATATGCACCGTAGGCGGCTGCACGGAAACAATCTGTATTAATAGCGGTTAAATTGGGGTATTGAACACTCACAGTATTGGGGAGCTTGCATTTGATTCCATCAACATCGCTTTGTAATGCCTGCAATCCGGCTGCCAAAGGAGCAATCTGTTGTCCTACTGCACTCAGGATAGTGGCGTTCTGATTACGCTGGGATATTTCGGCTGTTAAAGTAGCCTTTTCCGCAGTAAGAGATGCGATCTTGTCCTGCAATGCCTGATTTTGAATTGCATCAAGTTTGGCAAGGATAGCATTCGTGTTGGCAGTAGCACCGTCACGCAATGACAATGTGTTTTGGTTAGCAGTGTTGATTAATGCGTTAGTTTGGTTGCACATTGCAAGCTGACTCTCGTATCCTTGTGTGGTTACAAGCTGTTTCATATCGCAGCAACAGCTACAGATCTGAGATGTCAGAGCGTTGTTACCTTGCATAATCGCAGTCAGGATACTGTTGGTGTTCTGACCCATTTGGTTACCGAGACCGCAGATTGCCTGTGATACAGAGTTAATACCGGCAAGGATTTGGTCTGAAGAGGTGTTAACAGCTTGGGCTAATGATGCAATGTCCACACCGTTCCGGTTAAGTGTCTGCATGATCATTTCTCTTCCTTCATCGGCACCCTTATTGTTGTTGCCACCGAATCCAAAGTTTCCGTTACCGAAGATGGCTGCAATCACAATCAATGCAATGATGTCCTGAAAGCCTCCATTGTTTCCGAAAAAGCCGCCGTTTCCATTTCCTCCCATCAGCCCCATCAGATAGCCTGTGTCAATTCCACGGCTCTGCAAGGACGGAAGAATGGACGCAAGCAGACCATTGTTTGCTCCGGTTCCACCGTCTTGGTTAAAAACATAAGTTCGTTCCATAAGTATTTGTATTTTGTATCCCGGTCAAAATCGACCGTTCACAAAAGTATATATATCATATCTCATGAGGAATCAGTTGTTTCCCAACAAATTCTTTATATTATCCCAATATATTCTCATCATTTTCCCATTCTCTATCCTCTCATGGAAATTAGATATCATGTAGTTAACTGCACGTTTGGTTTTGTGGATATGAACGGCTATCTGTGAAGGGTACATGCCACTTTCGAAAAGAAGAGATACAAGAAGATACCGGGCATCCACTGTCTCCATCTTCTTATCAGACGATAATATTTGGTCAACAGACACTTCTGTTTCTTTTGAAACAATATTAATTATTTTGGCAAAGATTTCTGACTTGCACATGTTTTTTCTAGTTTTTATTCTTATCTTTGCCATGCCACATAAAAACTTGATATATACATAAACAAAGCATAAGATACCGTGTTGAAGATATTAAGCCTCCAACGTACGGTGTCTTATGCTTTTTCAAATTTTTATGTGGCAATAATTATTTGAACGTTGGGGGCTTTTTTTTGATTCTAAGCCCCTGAAAGAATTACTTTTATTAAATGAGTTTTT